TGAAGACCAGAAACATTATTATTTCCGTCTAATTTAAGCATCGGGCCGAAACTCGCAACCCAAGCTCCTCCCGTTCTCACATAAAGTTTATAATTGTCGTCCGTGTCGTACCAAAGATCTCCTTCGTTATATGAACCTCCGGTTGGCTCTGCGCTTTGATAATAAACTTTAGCTTTTCCATTAGCTGATGTTTGAGCGCCCTGAGCTGTTGATAATGCTGTTGCCGCGTTAGCTACAGCGGTAGCCGAGGAAAACCCAACATCATTTCCCGTAGCTGCATCAATAAACCTTCCCCTTAACCCTCCACCACTATTCGCCATATTACCCTTAGTAATACGCTTTGTCTTCTTAGTAGAGTTTTGAAAAAATAAAAACTGATCCTTATCGTCTAGGATTTGGACCTCTGGCAGCTCTGCGATTGTTTTGCTTCCTGTAGACATATATATGTTTTAGATTAAATATGGATAGCAAGACTTTTTTTATCGAGCACTCTTTGGAATAATTCATTAACTTGCTGATCTACTTTTGCCACATCGATATCGCCATTAGCGTTTCTCAATATCTTAATAGAATCTATATGCTCTAAATTACTTTCATTAAAAAATGTAATTTTTAAAAAATCGTTTTCAATGTCGCTTATGTCATATTTATATTTTATATTCATGTTGAGACGTAATATCCAGCGAGTATTGTTGGGTTATTTCCATTAATGTCCGTTCTGATAACATAGCTTTGATTTTGAGTTATTGTACCTCCGTTGACATATGAGCCAATTCCATTTTGTACGCCAAAAACTCCTGCGGTTCGGAAATGACTGCCAAATCTAACTTCTATATATTGAAAAAAAGCATCTGCTTTAAAAAACGTTATTTCATAAACAATATTTGGATTACCAGGTGTACCGCTTGTGGCACTAGTTCCTTCATACCTTATTCTAGTTTTGTCGCTTTCGGTTTTGATCCAAACTCTTTGCCAACTATTATCCGCTGATCCTAATTGAATAGCTGGTAATAATGGATTAGTAAAATTAAGAGAATAATATGTGGTGCTTCCACCTGACATAGTTATATAAGTATTACTACCGGGATAAATCGTATTGTAGCTAGCGCCATATATATAAATATTATGAAGAGTATTTAGAGCAAAATAATTATCATCTTGAGACTCTGAAATAATTAATGTCCAGCCAGCGTTAGATGGGGCGTTATCATTTGATGTATTATAAGTGGCCGCTGAAGATCCAAATATTGGAGCCGCTGTACCTTGAGTCAACGCATCACGACCAATAGCTTCGGTAATAAATCCAGCCGTTGTAGCTGTAGGCGCGTAAGACCCTGACATTAAAATTCCAGTTGATTCGTTAATCTCAAAAGACCAAGAAGTAGAAATCACTGAACGATCTCCAATTTTTGACCCTATAGAATATGAATCTAATCTTGCGTTATTAACTTTCACTCCAAACTTTTTAACTTTTGCGTAGTTTGAAAAAACTATATCAAAGAAATATCCACTAATGGAAACATCTTCCTGATTAAATGTTGTCATTAAATTTTCCGCGCTAAAAGAATCCACTAAGGAATCTATGCTTAAAGTGCCAACAATTGGCTTCTGCACTTTTCTATGAAATGGGTGATTGTTGCCAAAACCATAAAGAGCTTTTCTTTCTATAGGAACTGAAATAGAAAGCGATTGAAAATTATCAAAATCAAAACCTAATTTTAAAGCATTAGACGCTTCCGCTGTTGCGGTTATTTGACATCCACCATGCGGGCATCCGCCAGCAAAAAGCCCGCTATAACCTGTCATGTATATTGAACTTCTCGAAGCATCCAAAATTCCAATCGATTGATTAGTAATTACTTCTGTGCCAGATCCAGTTACGAATAACGCTGGATTTTCAAAAGTCGCAGAACTCACCTGAGAAATTTCCGCATTAGCCCCAACGAAAGAAAGATTAACAGTAGCTAAACTATTCAAACCAACGCTAAGCTCATAGTTAGTTAGATAAACATTTCCGATTCCGAGAACATTATGCTCATTCAAACTTGTATCCGCATTTAAATCTTTGCCATTATCTTTAGCAATTACAACATAAAAATTCCTATCTTGATTGGATGAGAAAATAGTTGAGAATGGATTGTTGTAGCCGTCAGTTGTAACGCCAACGCCCATTCCTATAAACTTTTCATTCCAGCCTCTATTTAAATAATATTGTAAATTTAAATTAACATCTGGCGCAAGTTGAGTTTGTCTAGTTGCAAGATAGGGGCTTCCAATTTGTTTTAAAGCGGCACGTTCAACATCGAAAGAAAAATCATAAGATTGAATGAAATCTAATTTAGCAACCTCAGATGCATCACTCGGCGCTCGCATAGCTCCACTTGGCCCAACAAACATAGCTTCCATTCCGTAAGATATATATTGTCTAGCCATTAGTAAATTCTCCTTGCCCCGAGCGGGTCTTCCGATAACGTAACTGATATGTCGTTTACGTTTTTATAAACAAAGGTATGCTCCCATTGCGGCGCATAGAAATATTTATATTGATTGTATATCTTGGGAAACTTGTACTGAAATTTTCTATACCCTTGCCTTGCAATCAAAAAGTGAAGAATGCATCTCGCTTCAGCGTCAGATATTCCTTTAAAATCTAATTTAAAGTTTTTTAGAGTATTAGAGTGCAGGCCAAAATTAGTTCGCCTTGTAAAAGAATAAGGTAATTCGCTTTTTATTACTGCAGTTTCTTTAGAGATTTGCGACGAATAAGTGGGTTGAAATTCAAATTCGCGCGTCCACTTTTGACTGTTGGGTATAGTATTCACCACTCCGATTGCGCTAGAGTTATCGCACGTGAAAGCTCCAGTGCAGTAATAAAAAGAATCATATAAATTGCCAGTGTTACTTGCGTAAGTTGCATTTCCAGTGTATCTTGCAACGTCATATTTTGAATAACTTGTAAATTGCCCGCCCGCGCCAGAAACCCAATCGCCCCTTATATTACTTCCAGTTATTAAAGAATTATTCCAATTTAGCAATGTTGAAATTTGATCGGTGCTAGCGCTAACATTAACGTTGTGCAAATCATTTTCATTGTAAGTGTTATCGATTGTATTTACAAAGCAGTTAAACGGTTTGTATATTTGAGCCGCATCTGTGTATAAAAACGACCCAGTTCCTTGCAAACCTTCAAAAAACCCAAGAATTTGCCTAGCTTGTTCTTGTTTGCGATTTTCAAACGGCATTGATATTTGCATTTGCAAATGATTTAAGCCTTTTGGCATAGTGTAGATATAATTATCTATCGCTTCAAAACTAGACAATTCTGAACTAAAAGAAACTTGCATTCCATACGAAGGAGTAAATGTGAACGACGCGGGAATCGTTCCTGTAACATTTTGATCTCTATCGTAGAAAAATGACATTATAAAAATCCTTGATAATTGAGAGTCATTATCGCGTCATCAGTTGCTGAAGAATTTATTGTTTCTCCTATCAATTCCATATTCGACATTGTGAATGTTGCTAATGAGCCTATAGTTATACTAATATTTCTTTTGTTTGAATCAATAATATAATCAAAAAGTCTTTTCGATTCGTAATCGTCGATTCCCAAAGAAAATTGAGCAGTTACTTTGTAAGGCCGCGAAGTAACAACTTCCATTGGCGAGCTGCCCGTTGGGTGGTAAAACGCTTGTCTATTGCACTCTACGTTGTATGTAAAAGACTCTATTCTGTTAGTGCCTGTGCCGTCACATTCAATTAAAATATCTTTTGGCCTTACGACCTTTAAGGTGCCAGTTTGGTTCACTGTTGTTGAAATTAATCCACTTCCAACGTTGCCATACAGTGAAAAGTCAGCGCTTAAACTTGGGAAATTCCCAACTGCGCAAGATACGGAAAATGAATTTAAATAACCAGAAGTGAAGCCAAAATTTGTAGAAGAAGAATTATAAAACAATCCGCCGCTAATTGCTGTTGTTCCCGTGAAATTTAAAATCAAATCATTTGGCGAAAGATACTTTTGTATGCTTAAAGATGATTGGGGCGGGCCAGAAGTGAACGTGCGAAATTTATTATACCCGATTACATTTAAATGATCAACGGGCAAGGAGTAGCCGAAATTAACGTCAGTGACTCCAAAAATCTTATAGCCACTGAGAAAAACTTCAGCATCATAATTAGCTGTTGATAATTTTGCCATTATCTAGTTCTAAGAGATCCTCCTAAACGCTTTTCTTCATTTAAGGTTTCCATTACTACCATCTTGATCTTCTCTGACATTTTCTTGTAATCTATGCCGCCCTGACTTGAATTTCCTTGAGTTTCTGTTTGCGAGGTTTGGCCAGTAACATTAATATTAATGTTAACATCACCCATCCCTTTAACGTTAGACTCTGTTGTTGTAGTTGGGGCGGAAGGTGTAGTTTCGCCGCCATCCGCGAATCTTGGAGCGCGGCCTTGATTCATTGAGTCGAGAAACTGCTTGCCGTACTTGCGAGAAGCGCCGCGATTCATAACGTATTCGCCGCTCATTAGCATCGCTTGGATATCGTCTGTTGGGCCACCTGAAGCGTAGCGGCGAATCATGCCTCCGTAAGCTCCCTTCACATATACAGGAGACATCATTAAGCTAGGTTTACCCGAGGCATCCAGAATACTTTTTCCTTGTCCTGCGCCTACTTGTGGATTCAATTTCCCCGCCCCATAACTTAGCGCAGCCCCCGCAACAGTTCCTATCATTTGTCTCATCAAAGCTTTCTTTTGTTGCTTTTCCGCCTCTTTCTGTTGCTTTTCAAAATCAGATTTATTTTTTAATATATCAAAAGCTTGCATTTTAGCGCCGCGAACTTCTTGATTAATCGTGTCGTCTCCTAACAAAGCGTACCTAGATAATTTTTGGCTTTCATCTTCAAGATTAATGAATGCGGAACTTCTGCTGCCTTTTAAAACGTCCGTTGCTCCGCTTGTTGTTGATTGATTCGCGAAAGCTCTCAAATCATTTTCTCCAGAAATCGCTCCTCCTCCACGAGTTCCGGGAACGAACATTCCTCCACTATTCATTCTTTCAAGATTAGAAGCGCCGTATTTTTGCACTGCTGATTTTCTCATTACGAATTCGCCGCCAGTGAGCATCGCGGGAACATCATCGCGATATCCGCTACCTCCACTTACAACGCCACCTTTAGCAAACTTTGCCCCCATTGCAATTGTTATGTTGTTTGCCGCATTTTGTAAAAATGCATTCTGCATAGTTTTCAAAAAGCCCATAGCTACATTTTGCAGTGCGGCTCCAAGGTCACCTGTTTGAGAAATCGCCGCACCCATCGCATCTCTTAAACCATCTCTAAATAAAGTTACTGTTTCGCCTCCTAATTTGTTTTGAAAAATATCAGCTTCAACTATAAGTTGATCCGTAGCTGCTTTCATCCCTGTTTGAAATGGACTTTCAGCTTCTTTTGCAGACTGCTCAGCAGCTATTCTCTGGAGCGTTATTTTATTTTCCATCTGGGCGATCAAATAGCCTTCCGCAGTGCTTCTCCTGTCTAGAGCGTCAGCCGCATCATCTTCAGCTTGCTTCACCATATTATTAGCCATACCAAGCAATGCTTGCTGCTCTATAGTCTTTGTCGCTGATATCTGAGCCGCCCTATACGCCTCAGTCACATCTTCGATACTTTTTGCCTGAGCAATTTTCAATGCTATAGAATTTCTATCTTCTACTGATAGATTAGTAATTGCACTAAGCGCCGTTTCCGCTGTATTTCTATATTTTTCTAGAATAATATTTCGATCTGCCGTAGCTTTCTCTGGGATTTTGCTGCGTTCAAAAGTTTCGAATTGACTGAATTTTGCGGTAGCCAACGCCGCTTTTCGTGCTCTTGTTTGAGGGAGACCAGATTGGTCCGCTTCTATCGCTGAAACTTCAGAATCTGCTTTAAGATTTTTCATTTCAGCTGCGGCCTGTTTTATGGCGTTGATTCGTTCACGATCCATCCCTGCTATTTTTGTTTGTATATTAAAAACACTTTGTAATGCGGCTTTTTGTATATCGGTATATTTAGCCTGTTCTGCTAGAAATTTTCTAGCCTCTTCCTGTGTCGTTAAGTTATTCCGCTCAATAGTATTTTTTGCTTTGGCGTTTGATATCGCAGTTTGAGATCCGGCGGAAGCTCTTATTGCAAGAGCTGCAACTTCCTTCTCTATTGAAAGAAAATCTCCAGAAGCTCTAGCTTTGTCAAGAAGAACGTTTAACGCCTGTTCGTCTACAGTAGCTAAAGCTCCTTTTTGAGACAGTTCTTTTATCAAGTCTTGAATACCCTGCGATTTTGATGTTCTTAATCTTCCTTGAAATTCTAATTCTCTTATCGACTCGTCGCTTGCGAATTTCTGTAATTCTGTTAACTTGTTTTGATTTTTCAAAGCGTTACCTTGAGCCACCGCTCTTGCTATAAAAGCTTTATTTTCGCCTTCGTTAAAGGCTAATGAAATTTCATTCAATTTAGTGGTTAACGCAACTCTTTTATTAATTTCTTGGGCTTCTTCTTGTGTTTTTTTGGCTATTTCATCGGCAGTTTTTTTTCTCTTATTTTCCTCTTCGTTGATTTCTTTGAGTTTTTTGCTGATAGCGTCATATTCTGCATTCGTTTGGTCGTCTCCCCCTCCTTGCTTGAAAATTCTACTACGAAGAACCCTCCCTCTATCTTCTATAGTTTGTTTATCACCAGTTTTAGTAAAAACTTCTGCTTGTTTTTGTCCAGCAGCTTTTGCGGACTCGCCTTCTATAGAACTCATCCACGAGCTTTCTATCGAATCGATTAGCGCGCCCCCTATTGCTGTAGCGATTGCAATTTGCGGAGACGCTGCCCCTACCGCTCCGATAAGTCCTCTTGCACCTCCTGCACCAACCATACCTTTTGTCATCTCTTTTACTTGACCACCTAACAAAGCTCCGGTTGCGGCTGCTTGAGCGGCTTTAGAGACCATTGAAACCGCATCTCCAAAAAGTTTTACTCCTCCATTTGTATTTTTAAATGTCTGCTCTAAAGTCGCATTTATCGTCATTAGTGCTCCGGTCGCATAAAATAATTTATCAAGACCATACGACGCCTGTTTTGTTTTATCATCTAAATCTTGAAAGGAGGCGGAAAGTGAGGCTCCAGCTTCATATCTAACTGATGATCCGCTAACTGCTTGCGTAGGTAGAGATCCACCAGCTGATAGCGTAGCTAATCTAATATCTTCCGTGTCTTGCTCTGCCTGCCGCTCTGCCGCTCTTCTTTCTGCTCTCCTGAGGTCTGCTGGACCATCCGGTCTTCCTCCGCTAGCAAAATTTGGTATCTTTCCATTAGGCTCATCTCTAGTATTAATAACCGCAAATCCATTTGGATTTTGTGAGTTTTTTAATTTTCCATCTTTTGTTACTCGGATTTGGCTCGGATCTAACCCAGCAGCCATTTCGCGTTGAATGGCGTCTTCTAATGGACTACCTTTAGCAAAATTTGGGATATATCCTGAAGCAGCTGTGTCTTTTAAATCATAAAGTCCATTTAATATAATTTGATCTGCAAATTTTTGCGTTTGCGCTGAACTTATTTTATAATCTCCTCTAATTATATCATCTGGCACATTTCCAAAAACTTTTCTTAATGTTGGACTAATTTTATTGACATCGAAAGTGGTTCCGCCTTTTGCACCAGATTCTGCTTCGCTTGGATTAAATGCATAATCTACAGCTGCTTCAAAAGTTGATCCAGCAGCTGCGCCAACAGCCCCAGCAGCACCACCTTTACTTAAAAAGAATTTTTTAAATCCAACTTCATCGAAAGGCTGCTTCCCAGCTATTGGATCAAATTGATTAACGATATCATAAGCTTCATTCGCAATAGCATTTGAAATTCTCTCTTGTATTTTCGGAACATCTTTTTGTTTTGTAGCTGAGGCGCTAGTCAATCCAAAAGCTTTAAATTTTACATATGGAGCTATTGTCCGATTTTTTGTACTTGGAACTACACCAGCTTTACCTATGTTATTTGCAGCTATACCTTCTTCTATATTTGGCAAAAGCATTGCGACGCCACGCGCTTCTGCATATTGATTTGCATTTTTAATTACATCTTTTTTCGATGCCAGCGGTTGAGAAGTATATAAATCACTAAACGATAATTGTTTTTGTCCAGACGCTAACCTTTCTGCATTTACTTCCGCTAACGCTGCATTTGCTTGATCCTTTTTTGTGTTTGAGCCTCCGGTACTTTTCCACTCTTCAGGAAACTTAATTCCTGATTTTCCAATTGCAGACATTGCTCCTGCTCTAATTGTATATTGATCTGCAAAATTAGGAATATAGCCCCCTGCCCCGCGAATCATTTCAAAATTTTTGGCGCTACTTTTTACTTTTGAAATAAAATCAAATTGATTAAGAGGAGCATACATTGATCCTGCAATTTGTTTTTCGCTTCTTAAATCACCTTCTTGCGGGCCAGTATCAATTCTTCCTCTTCTCCGAGAAAGAATATCCATATTGCCCGTATATAAATATGAAATTTTTCCGCCTGATAAATTTACAGCGTCTGCAATTTGCTGAAAGTTTTTGGACATTCCGCCGTCTTTTGTTCTCGCTGCGCCAGAAAGAATATCAACTTCAGTAGCGTCGGCCAACTGATTAGGGTTAGTTATGAAAGAACCAAGCGAAGCGCCGTATGTTGATTTGCCAGATCCAGCGGGACCAACTATAAGATTCTTTTTAGCTCTCGACGCTAATATAGCTTTTAATAAAGAATTTTTATCAGGCTCAATTCTGTCAGCATCGTAAACGTAACGATTGAAATTTGGAACGTAGCCCCCTGCTGCTGAAATCTTTTTCGCGCCCGCTGGCAACCCGTAAGCTCTTGCCATGTCTTGATTAAAGATGGCTGAACCTCCATTAGCAAAATTCGGCACAACGTATTCGCTCGTATTTGCAATCATTGTGCCGCGTTTGCCGCCGCCAAAAGCAAAATTAGGAATAGAAACTACTTTAGAAGATGCGCTTGCCCCGCCAACTCCTCGACGAACATCCGCAGCTTCTTGAGATGGAAGATAACCTCCAGCACCACGTTTTTTGACTTGCCCGCTTGTTGCGCTTAATCCGCCCGCCATTAATGCGGGAGTTACTGACGATGCGATATTTTGAACTTGCTGCAAAGCGGTTAATTGACGGTTGTAAACGCCCAACAAATACTCTTCTTGCTTTGCGCGGTTCCCGCTCAAAGCCAAAATGCTCGCCATTACTTCTTGATCTCTAATGAGCGTATTGACAACTGCTTGTTCAAGAGCTTGGCGCTCTCTAACTTGCTGATTAATTCCTAAAATTGTTTTTAAAGATTCAACGCCAAATTTCGCGATATCAGCTGTAAGCTTTGCAAATATTGCAGCTAGTATAGGTAAACCAACAGTAAAAAATACATCAGAAATACCTTTGATTAATCCCTTAGCTATGTCGCCGCCAACACTTCCCGAGTCCAAAAGCTTATTAAAGCCACTAAGTAAATCGTTTACGAATGATAATAAACTATTTAAATTTTCTGTAACTCCAATTTCAGATAGTTTATTAAACAATTGAGTTGCCGAAACTGTTGCGTTATTAATTTGGGCTGCAAGAGTTTTATTAAGCTCTATTTGTCTTTCGTAAGCTTGGTTGCCAGCTCCAGCTGACACCTGCACAGCTTGTCCAAATTTACTATTAGCGTCGCCTAAATCATTAAGCAAAGCAGACAAAATGTTAATGTTGTACTTACTAGCAACTGCCTCAAGAATTTGAATTCTTTCTCCTCCTGACAAACCCTGCATTTTTTTCGAAAGCTCTTCTAGCAAAGGAATAGCCCCCTTTAGCTGACCTTGAGCGTCCAAAGATTCAACTCCAACATTTCTTAAAGCTTGAACAGTTTCGTCGCTTCTTATTCTAGTAAAAATTGTTTTAAGAGCATTGCCGATAACAGCGCCTCCACGCGTTGTTCTTTCTTGAGCAACTGTAACCGCAGCATTTAATTGGTCGAAATTAACTCCGACCTCTTGAGCAATTGAGCCCGCACGCGCGAGACCTTTAGCAAGGTCTTCTGCCGAAACAGCAAATTTAGTGTCAACCGCAACTAGCTTATTAATAATCTGAGCGGTTGTAATTCCAGTTTCGCTAAATGAATTTGCTGCGGCAGTTAAAACGTCAACCGCTTCTGAGGCGCTTAACGTTGTGAACCTTGTTAAAGTTAAAGCGTCGCTCGTTCTTTTTAAAGTTTGCTCTACAGTTAAGCCTTGACGCGAAAATTCAAGAGCAGCTTGAGAAGCTGTTTGAAATGTTTGGCCAGTCGTTTTTCCAATCTCAAAAAGCGAATCTCCAAACTTTGATAATTCTTGCCCACTCTTTCCGCTAATAGCGCCAATGTCAGCAAGTGTTTTTTGCACTTCGATTCCCGTTTGAACTAGAGTCGAGAAAGCGTTTTGAACGCCATTAATAATTCCCACCGAAGCTCCGAAAGCTAAAACGCGAGCATTCGAAGCTGCAATTGACTTTTCAAACTCGGTCGCGAGGCCGCTCACGCGCCCGAGAGGCTGCGCTAAATTTTTAAACGCAGAAGGATCAACAGAAGCGTTGATGTTGATTGTGCCAACATTTCTAGCTCCTTGTTGAATAGAGGCTTCTAAGCCAGACTGAACTACTGGAATTGATATACCTTGTGCCATCCTTTAACCTTTTGAGATATTTACACTCAAAAGTTAACCTTCGCCATGTAATTTCATAAGCTCTTCCATAGTCATCGTTTTCTTTCCTTTCATCACCTCGTTGATAGTTTTTGATCCCGGCGTTTTCATTTCTGCCATTTCTTCTTTTGTAGCTCCGAAAACAGCTTCTCCGCTAGCTTTATCTTTGTTCTTTTGCTTACCTTCAAAGTTCTTTTTAGCTTTTGACCTGTCTGTATATTCGAAAAGCTTGTCTGGATTTTGCCTTATTTCGTCTGGAATATTTTCTGTAGTCTCAAATATATTTTTAAATATCTTTCCGTAAATAGTGACTCTAACTTGAAAATCAGTAAGCTGAACCATTGGCTTGCCCCAAAACTGCATAGGCTGATCTAAAACAAGATAATACGGATGAAAAAAGTCCAACAATGAAATTTTTTGCAAGTTGTAATCTTTAAACTCGTTCATGTATTCATTAAAAAACAAAATATACTCAACTAAATCTTCATAAGTCATTTCTTCAAATTCAGACTCAGAAAACACGCGCTCTTTAAAATTTTCGTCTTTAAATAGAGATTCGTATATAATGTAATCGCTCGATCTGTTACTTGCATACTCTTCTGCCGTTTTGCCGATAATGTCTTTTCTATCGGAGATTTTTTTAACTAACTTTTGGCGCTCTTCGTCAATCTGCTTATTGATAGCTTCTATTTCGAGCTTACGAATAAAATTCTTTTTAGTTAAAATTAACCGATCAATGTACTTGTTTAAATCAGTTATTTCATCTTCTTCTTTTTGAGACCAAAAACCTTCTTCAGACGCTTTTTTTAAAGCATCGTCTTCTGAAAGAATACCTAAAGATAAAGCATATGCTAGATACTCTTGATAACGATAATCGAAAAAAGCTTTTTCATTTACCCCGAGGTGCTTAATAAAAATAGAGCTACCCTTGAATTTCTTCTTGGAGTAGCCCTTTACAATTTCGTTGAACGTTAAGAATAGTTTACTGCTGGTCAAACTTTCCTGTTTCGATGTCATCGTCTAGCTTTTTAAAGTCTTCATGTTTCGCATTTTTACTAAAGAACCAGAAAGACATAAACGTTGCTAATTTACGATAAGCCTTTTTGTAAATTTCATTTTCATCTTCGTCCATTTGATGCAAGCTTTCGAGCTTCTGTTCTGTTGTTGAGCCTTTAAACATTGGCTCGATATTTCCGTCAGGGATAAATTGAGAATGAGCCATGTGCAAACAGAACCAGCGAATAACATTATTTTGCGCAATGTTATCAGCCGTATTGTCGAACAGCGATCTGTAACTTGATTCTACTTGAACCATTCTCATTCTAAGAGTTGTGATTTCGCTAATCACTTTAGCTTCAGCTTCTCTATCAAGTTCATTTTTCGAATTTAATCGAAGTATGTCATTCTCTAATTGAGTAATTTTATTATAAAGAGCTACCAGTTCTTTAGCGTCGTCTTCTGATAAAACGCCGCCAGTATCAGTATATTTTTTAGTTAACATGCCCTTTGTCAAAATACCCTTCTTGATACAGTTCGACATTTCGATGCTAAATTGCAGTTCAGCGTCCTCAAGATTTTTACGAGAAGGTTGCTTGATAATGATCTTTACAGGCACGTCCTCTTTGATCTTTTGCGTAACGGTTATTGTTTGACCGTTCTCCTCTTTAGTCTCGGTCTTTTCAACTTCCTTGTTTACCTTGATTGTGTAGCTAAATAGTTCTTTCATTGTTTAAATGTGTGATGGAATTCTACTCTTGAGCTATCCATTTCAGAAACAATCTTTCGGATAGCTTCATTTCCCATGTCTAAAACGCGCTTTCTATAAAGCGTCATTTTTTCTTCGTCTAGGTAATGGGCCTGTTTCACAACTGGTTTAAATGAATCTGGAGCGGAGGAATATAAAAGAGCGAATTGCCTATCATGCTCATGCTTAATGTCTTCCAAAATGATAAGCATCCTCTTGAATAGATCAGAGGTGTTTACCTTTACCCTATCGTTAAAATATTCCTTGCCAGTCATACCTTTTACCTTACTATATAATAATTTAACTATAGAAAGTGTAAAGTAAAATATGGCGACTTCGTATATTTCATCTTCTCAGAAGGATTACATTAACGGCATTTTCGACGATGTTTTCGAAACGTTCGCTCGTTACATCACAGTTATCATGAATCCAGAAATAGTTGTTGCTACAACTTCCTCAACTTACAATGGCTTTTATGGAGCAGATACAAATTCAGCAGCGAACAATCCAACTTATATTAGCAAATCTTACACTTTTAAAGCTAAAATCAGTTACGTTTCAAATCGAAAAGGCATTTATCCCGCAGCAGTTGATCAGCAAAGAATGATGTACCCAGAAGGAACTGTTAAAATTAAAGTTGGCACCGACGCTTTTCCTTACTTAAAAGAAGCTAAAAAGATTGAATTCGATAATAGAAGATACAATATAGTTTCCGACTATAAGCCAAATGGAATCTTTGGCCCAAGATATTATTCATTTGTTTTAACTCCGATAAACGAATAACATGGCGAAAATTCCACGAGATATTTTAAAAAAAATAGGCGCGGATAGCGCTAGCGCGCTTAGGCCACAATTCGAAAAGATAGTAATAAAAAACTTCGAATCTGTAAAGCGGCAAATGATAATGGAGTTTTTAAATCACCCTGTTACAGTAGAAATAAAAAATGGCCCAACAGCTGAAAATATTAGCGGTGCATTAGGCGGAAATGGAAATTTGTTTTCTTATATTGGGTTTCCTGCTGGAGAAGACCCCGTAGAAGCAGTATTAGATGAATTTAACAAAACCACTATTAGATTCAATGGCTTAATAGAAGGCGGCGCTAATTGGTTAATTTTCATGCCTGCGAAAGAAGATATTTGGGCTGCGAGTCCAATGCCTTGGGCGCCAGGCCGTTCTTGGGCTAAAGGTATCGAAACTGGAATATCTGGTATCGGCCAATACCTTTACAGTGAAGATGGCCAACTCGATAGCTCGCGATCTGGAACTGCTGTTCAAACCAGCTCGAAATTAAGAAAAAAAAATAGATTTAAAAATATAAAATATATCAGCATGATTTTGGCAAAGTACGAACAAAAATTCTCACAATTAAATGAAACCTCAATACCTACATAATGTCGCAACTTCATTTGCGTTATGGTTAGATCATCACCTTTTAGACAAAGGCGAAGCTTACAGCAATGAAACTGGAAAGTTGCATTATTATTCTGACGCTAGATTACCAAACGGGTATAAGGTTTTCGGTAGCGCTTACAAACAGTGGGTTTACGACTCAACCATAACTGGCGCTAACGTTCCAAGTGGAGTTTACGTTAACTCCGTTTTCTCCCCAAGAGGAAACAATAAACATATTGATTTCATTAACGGAAGAGCAGTTTATTCTGGAATAGCAACAGGAGCAATTGTAACTGGAAGCTTTGCGGTAAAAGATTTTAATATTTATTTATCAAACGAAAACGAAGAAGACTTGATTTTAGATCATAGTTTAAAATCAAAAGAAAAGATTCCTTGGAACAGTTCAACTTACTTGGAGCCATACGACAACGCGTTGCCAGCAATTTACATCAATTCAGAATCATTAATTAATACGCCGTTTGCATTCGGCGGAGAAGACGAGAGTAAAGTTTATATGAAGTGCGTCGTTTTCGCTAATGACCCTTACAGCTTAGACGGCGCTCTTTCTTTATTCGCCGATTCAAAGAATAGAACGTTTAAACAAAAAGATTTTACGCAATATCCCTTGAATGAATTTGGCGATGTTAAAACGCCCCCATACACATTTGAAAATGTAAATGGTTCTTCGGCAGAACTTTTCATTGATGATGTTGCGGTTTCAAAGTTCAAAGACTCAAAAGGAACGTCTAGATCATATATTGGATTTATGGATTTTGACATTATTAAATACAGATACCCAAGATCTTGATTATTCCATTTATAGATAAAAAAATGTAAAGTATTTCAAACCCTTTAAACTATGCCACGTAATAGAGTAATTTACCAATCAGACGCTTTGTTTGTCACTACTGGAACTGTAAATCCAACTGGCACGCACGCAGCCACGGACATCGGTCAACTTCACCGTGTTCAATCAGCCAGTTACGGCTTTAATGTATCTCGTCAAGATATCAATCAATTCGGCAACCTTGCTCGTATAGATGCTATTATTCTTGAAGCTCCTACTGTAAATCTTGATTTTACATACTACCTTCACGACGGAACAAATGAAAGACTACTTGGGTTTGTTACTGGAGCTACTTCCACAGGATTAGCTAGCGTGAGCAACAACGTCTTTTTGAGCGGATTAATTAACGCGGATACCGCAACAACTGTTAACGGAATCCCAGTTGGCGGTGGTCATACCGTTTCAGGAAGAAATTACTTTATTTTCACTTCTCCCGAAGGCGTAGATGCGAACGGAGCGACACTAGCTAACATTTCTGCAAATTCAAATACAATCGGAATTGGAAACGGTTACGTAACAAATTACTCAGTAGAAGCTTCTGTAGGTTCAATTCCAACAGTTTCTGTGACTGTAGAAGGTTCAAATATTAATGTTGTATCTGGTTCCTCTGGAACTGTACCCGGAACCACAACAGAAAATAACGCAACTGGTAATTTGCAATTCCAACTACCAGCCCCCGTAAGTGGAAGCTTAGGGCTTTCTGCATTACGCCCAGGCGATATATATATGAGCCTTTCAGAAGGCTTATTGACTGACTTGCCAACCGCTGATAACGCTTCGAACACAGCAGCTCATATTCAATCATTCTCTATTGAAGTTCCAATTAAACGAACCACATTACAGCGAATTGGAAATGCGTTTGGCTACACAAAGGTTGTTGATTTCCCTCTTGAGGTCACAGTTAATGTAAGTGCAAATGTTGCTGATCTTAAAGACGACGCAGGAGGATCAGCGGGTGCAAATCTTATGAACCTTCTCGTCTCCGACGCGTCCAAAACTTTAACATTCCAATTTGCAGACTCTACAAAAACTAGTAAAATTGCTTACACTGTAAGAGGGTGCAAAATTGTAAGCGAAAATTTCTCCAGTTCAATTGGAGATAATAAAAAAGTTGATCTCGTATTTACCACCCAAATTGGCAGTCCCACAGACGCGCTGAATGGAATATTCGCTGGAGTAACAGCGGGTTTGACTACTGCTGGCAATACATAATATATTATAAAATAATATAAACTAAAAACCCCCGAGAAATCGGGGGTTTTTTATTGCTCGTTGAGGCGAGCTTTGCTTCGGGGAGACTTGTTATTTTTAAATCAACCCTACTGATGCTCAAACACCTGTTGGAAACCCCGGAAATGGTATAAACGATTGAGAAGCTTCATCCCAGAGTTTGGGAAGTCCATCAGTTGGCCATGCTACGGGTGGTACAAAGCTAACGGCAGCTTCGTCCCACACCCATGACGGTGGGTGGTTGGCAGATAACGCATTGGCGCGATTTTCTGCAATCTGCTCGGGGGTTGGCGGCGTTTCGAAAATTGTTGATATGTTTACCATGATGTTTTTGTTATTGAATAAGTTTTTTATAATCTGGAGCTACGCCATCTGCTAATTTAAGAAAATCTTCTTTGCTACCTGCTGTTAGTAATGTAGTTCCCATCGGAATTAATCCTACTGAAGACAGCATTTGCAAGGTTTGAGGATTGCTCATAGCATTTAATAGTTTAGCTGGACTAGGGCGACCATACGCAATAATCTCAGATTGCAATTCGCGTCCTACAGTAACCGTGAACTCAAGATTCGCATTTGCTTCAAACATCTGATCGTCGGTATATCCATTTATTCGTGTAGGTTCGCAAATTTCGTATAGTTCAGCGATAAGTTTCTCTAAAATTTTTATCTCAGTTCGATTTAATTCAAAGGCGTGTTTTTGGTCTTCTAAGAATGACTCAGTTTCTACGATTTCAGCCTCAAGGTTTAGAAGAACGTGCGGTAATGCTGGTACAGTTAAAAGATGTTTATATTCTTCAAGTTTTGCTTTATGCTTTAGCTCCGAAACGCGCTCTAATACCGCTGCGCGTTTTCGCCCAACGAGGAACCCTTTTAGGGTCTTTAGTTTCTCCCAAGGAGTTGAACCAATGACTTGGTATTTATAATTGAATTCAGAATTTAAGTTCGATGCCATAATAAACAATTATGATAATGAATAACCCGCTGCCGCTAGACCCAGCCTTGCTGTTCCAACGCCCGTTGTATCAGTTGACACAACCCCCGTATTACTTACGAGGTTGGTCATTGAAGCGCGGGCGAAACCAAGATATCCATACCCGAATACAGCTTTGTCTGTTCCGTAACCAGCCGCTGCCAATTCAGATCTCGATGTTCCAACTCCTGTTGTATCAGTTGATACAACGCCAGTGTTACTAACAAGGTTGGTTATTGCAGTTACGCTACCGGTATTTCCATATCCAAATATTGCTTTATCGGTTCCGTAACCCGCTGCTGCTAAATAATATCTCGATGTTCCAACGCCAGATGTGTCAGCAACCACAGTGCCCGTATTGTCTACTTTATTAGTTATTGATACAGCCACGGATGAATATCCGTATCCAAATATTGCTTTATCACTTCCATAACCCGCTGCTGCCAAACCATTCCTCGCCGTTCCAACGCCAGCTGTATCAGTAACCACAGCGCCCGTGTTGCCTACTTTATTAGTTATTGATACGCCTGTACTGCCATTAAATCCATATCCAAATATAGCTTTGTCAGTACCATAACCCGCCGCTGCTAAAGCATTTCTTGCTGTACCAACACCATACACCTCGGTTGTTATAACGCCAGTGTTGCTAACAAGATTTGTAATTGAAAGATTGCCGCTACTCCCGAATCCATATCCAAATATTGCTTTGTCGCCGCCATAACTAGCCGCTGCAATACCAGTTCTTGCCGTACCGACGCCCGCTGTATCGGTTGAGACAACACCTGTATTGCTTACAAGGTTGGTTATTGCCGTATAAACGCTACCGGAAGGACTTCCATATCCAAAAATAGCTTTTTGAACACTAGTTGCAATAGACGCAACAAACCCAAATAAAATCTGTGAAATTGCTGCCATGTTATTATGTTAGTCCAGTGCCAGAAATAATCCACTCTGTTGAAGTGATTTTAACTGCGGTAGCAACACCGTTTGCAGCAAGTGTGCGACTTCCAGTTGTTCCAGCGCCAGCTAAACGCATTGTATCACTTGTAATAGCGATTGTAAGCACACCAGCAGCATTTTGATTTATAAAAGTAATTGCAGTTCCTATTGAGTAAGCAACATTCGCATTACTATCTATTGTAATTGTACGAGCTGTTGTATCGGCAGATGGGTGCAAGATATGTTTGCCAGAATCTGAAAGAACTGTGGTATAAGCAGCAGATTGAGAATTTTGAGGTAATATGCGAATATTGCCGATTGAGTCGGCGATAGAACCAGATACATCAAGTTTGTAAGCAGGACTCGCTGTTCCAATACCAACGTTGCCATCCGCTCGAATACGCATTCTTTCATACCAATTGTATGTAGATCCATTGTAATAAAGATTTAGGAATTGTATATCTCCTCCTGCGGGTTGGTTGATCGAGTCGAATTGCCTTGAGGAAATGGCGGTCAATCCACCATTGCCAGACATTCTTAAAGCCCCAATTGAAACATCAGTTAGTCCAACTGGGTTCGCATAAGCTCCAAAATTAAGATCAAGTACTCCCTTTGGAGTTGTTGTTCCAATACCAACGTTACCACTTGCCTTAATAACCATTTTGGTAGTTGGCGTATCTCTGCCTCCATTAGCAGTCTTAAAGGATATTTTACCATTGTAACTGCCATCATCGCCTGATGATATAACTGCGCCTATCCAATCATAGCCAGTTCCAGATTGACCTAATCTAAAATTAAACTCGGGCTCATATTCGTACCTAGCAGAAACGGTTATTTTATTCGTAACAGCGTCAAGGAAGTTTCCTACTTCTAATTTTTGACTAGGGCTCGTTGTCCCGATGCCAACGTTGCCAGACGAACGAAATATAACATTCGTAGTAGCTCCGTTTATAAATTCAATAGCTCCAGCATCAGAAACATTAAAATTACTACCAATTCCGGCTTGGTTTGTACCTGCATTATTCTGCCAACGAATTGCTCCATTTCCACTGCTGTCGGATGTTCTTAGGATAAGTGCAGTAGCGCCTGTAGCAGCAGTAAAATTCAGTTCTAATTTGCCGCCAGGAGATACAGTTCCAACTCCAAGATTTCCTTGAATAGCCATTCCGTCTGCTGGTGCGGTAGAATTATTACTAACATAAGTGCGCCCAACAAGAACTCCAAAGAAAGCATTAAGCCCGAGGTATTGAGTTGTGTTGTATCCAAGAGTTGCTCCAGCTGAATTTGGCGTATACGATCCAATTGTTAAATATTGACTTGCAGCTCCAATTTTTGCGGCGATAGTATTTGCGGCTCCAGCGACATCAAGTTTATAACTCGGACTCGTTGTCCCAATACCAACATAGCCTGTACTGAACGTACTATCTCCCCCCATAATATTCCCAACATAAACTAAATTGTCAGCCGTGAAGTCGGAAATGTTTGTTCCTGTTGGAGCATTATTAACCCAAATTGCACCGTTTTCTGGAGGATTTGAAGTTGACAGTTCCCTGTTTGTTTTTAGTGCAACTGTAACTTGTGTATAATATCTAACATCCACGTAGATTGGAATGTATCTAAGATCTCCGCTAATGACTACTTCTGAACCAATCGTTACTTGAAAGTTATTTGCTCCAAGGCCTGTCATTTCGGTTAAGTTGGCTCCTGAGCTACTTACATATCCATAATAAATAGAGTATTTTTTTCTTAATCCTTGAGTAAAATATTTCTCATATATTTCAACTTCTATAGGGCCAACATTATTCCAATCGTTATAATCAATAGTGACTCTTGCAATCTCAAAGCGCTTCGCCTGCGCTGCACTAGCACCAAACATATCGGTGACTAAGGTTGATATTCCGCGCTGCCTGTATGTGCCGGAAGAACCTTGGTTATCCAGCGATGCAATTGGTTGAGTCGTATTAATACCAACTCTGCCATCACCTCGTACATAAGCCGCTGATCCACCTCCATTTTTCACGAAGTTAGCAATGGTTGTACCAGAACCGCCATCGCCGCCGTGAACAATGAGACCTGTTGTTGTGGAGGCATTAGTGCCGATTTCTAGGAGGGCTCCCGGACTCGTTGTTCCGATACCAACGTTACCACCGCTTAAAACAGTCAGGTCAGTATTCCCTTGAGTAAACGCTGTTCCGCTCCAAACCAATTCATTCAGCGTAAACCTTGCGCCGCTACCAACCCCATTAGTTTTTATAGACCCAAGAGTAAAACCTACAACATTTCCGTTGTCACCGACGCCGCCAACAAGATTTATTTGAGCTGTATTAGTGGTGTCGTTATAATTTCCATATTGAACGTGAAGAGCATTTGTTGGAATAGGGCTATAAGTGCCTGCTCCCACTTTCATGTTTCCGAGAACATCTAACTTAGCTACCGGACTCGATGTGCCAATACCGATGCTACCTGCTGAGTTTATGTAAAATAGCCCTGTCTCTGAAGCATTTTTCTGAATCGACCATGCGTCACTAGCTCTCGTGCCAATATCGTAATATGCACCGCCATTTACTCCGCCACTTCTTCCCATACGTATCCCTGCCGATGCGCTCGCCGACTGCCATACTACATGGGGATTAAACATCATTATGCCACTCGCACCACCTGCGCCAATGGTAACATATTGTGTGCCACTGTCACCCCAAAGAGAGGTTGCTGTTACCACAAACCTATTCCATGTACCTGAGCCCGCTGTAACCACATGAAGATTACCATCCGGACTCGCTGTCCCGATACCAACATAGCCGTTATCTTTGAATGTAACGAAATCTGTCGTGGTGCTCGCACCCCGTTTTGAAAACCGGAGGTCGTATCCCGTACCATCTCCGTAATAGATTCTATTGATAGCACTATTGTAGCTCAGATACATTGACCCAATAGCCGATGGCAACGTTTCTTCGCCTCCAATTTTAACTCCTCCTGCTACATCAAGTTTATAAGTTGGACTTGTTGTTCCGATGCCAACGTTGCCAGCAGTATTAATGTGTAAATTTTCAGAACCAGAAACCCCGAGTGACAAACCACCAGCATAAGAAGTAATGAATAATTTACGTACAGAAGATTCAATACGATTTGTGACACCATCCCATTGACCAATCGTAACAGCAGAAGTATCTGCAGATGATTGTATTTGCATTTTTTGATCAGCACCATAAATATGTAATTTTACAGATGGTCCTGTCGTTCCGATACCAACACTGCCGTTTACATATAGCCGAGTTGTAGACCAAGAGCCCACATTTGTTCCGCCATTGTCGAAAGTAATAGCAGTGCCGTTCGATGGAGAAGCAAAATTGGGGGAAATAAGCTGTGTCCCAGCTTGCAAGGTCGTCGCGAAATAGCTCGCCGCTCCTACCCCAATACCGCCTGCGACTTGCAGGGCTCCTGTGCTCGCGGAGGAGCTGGCGGCAGTGGAGGCGAGAATGATGTTGCCGGGAAATGAAACAGTGGGGTAGGCAAAAACAGTGGTGTCGGTAGTGTAAACCGAACCTGCCTGTATATTTTTAATCATTGAGCTACTTGAAACAAGCCCACGAATCGAAATATACGCAGCGTTAGCGGTAGCTGTCCTATGGACGATCTGAATTTTATACCTTGAGTTAACGGCATCCCACGTCAGGTCAGATATGGCAAAGTTATCTGGAGTGTTGCCCATGACCTCCGTGTATCTAGCCGAGTTTACGTATTGAGCATTATTGGGGCCGAGACCGAGACCGAATTTTTTTGCTATTACCCCCGGAGCATTCTGGTAATTGTACGATGACGATAGAGTTACCTCAAATGTGCCCCAGAACCAGTCATTAGGAAGAATGATGTCGAGTTTCTCGTTCGCAACATTGTTAAAGCCTAAGTAGAATGCTTTATCCACTGCATATTCGCCAGTGGTTAGGGTGCCGTTCACCGTCACTGCGCCCGCGAAGGTGGCGGCTCCGGTGGAACCAATCGTCAGGGCAACCGATCCAGAGGTCCCAAATTTAAGGAAGTTTGAAGCGGTTGAGCCTGTAATGTAATTGTTGCCGCC